AGGGGATCTCAGTAATCTCACCCCAATCCCAGTTTGAGAGTTCAATAATTCCATAGTATTGAACTGAATTAGAGGCGTTTAACGCTTGCTAGTCACGTTTAGTGAGTTTGCGGCGATCAAAGGGTGCGCCAAGGGCACGGTTACGGCTGCGAGCAAGGCGCGGATTGCTGCAGCTGTGGTGGAGAAGGATGGCAAACGCTGGCTGGATCGTGATCTTGCGATTGAGCTATGGGACAAGAACACGAGGGCGACGCACAACAGCAAGGTGCGGCGAGCTGATCCGATTGAGGTGGAACCACCCCGCGATGCAGCTGAGCTGAAGCGGCGCGTTGAGGGATTGCCGGATGATGCAATCCCTGATCTGAATGAGAGCCGTGCGAGGCGTGAGCACTACCAGGCGGAGTTGGCGAAGCTGCAGGTGACGCAGCAGCGTGGTGAGCTGGTGCCTGCTGATGAGGTGAAGAAAGAGGCGTTCAAGATGGGCCGCAGTGTGCGTGAGGCGCTGGCGAACTTGGCGGATCGGTTGAGCCACCAACTGGCGGGCGAGACGGATCCGACGGTGATCCATCAGGTGCTGACGCAGGAGCACCGTGCGGCGCTTGTGGAGCTGTGTGATGGCTGATGCATGGCGCGATGGGTTCCTCGAGGGCCTGCGGCCTGAGCAGCCGCTGACGGTGAGTGAGTGGGCGGACAGGTATCGGAAGCTGAGCAGCAAGGCGAGTGCGGAGCCTGGGCCATGGCGGACGGATCGGACGCCTTACCTGCGTGAGCCGATGGATTGCCTGAGCAGCGAGAGCCCGGTGCAGCGTGTGGTGATGATGTTTGCGGCGCAGACGGGCAAGACGGAGGCGGGGAGCAACTGGCTGGGGTATGTGATCGACCATGCGCCGGGGCCGATGTTGTGCGTGCAGCCGACGGTGGAGATGGCGAAGCGGCTGAGTAAACAGCGGCTTGAGAGCATGATCACGGAGACGCCGTGCTTGGCGGCCAAGATCGCGCCGGCCAGGGCCCGGGATTCTGGCAACACGATGTTTAGCAAGGAGTTCAGCGGCGGGATCATGCTGCTGACTGGTGCCAATAGCGCGACGGGTTTGCGATCAGCGCCGTGCCGATATTTGTTCTGCGATGAGGTGGACGGCTTTCCTGCTGATGTGGATGGGGAGGGTGATCCCGTGAGCTTGGCGGAGCGGCGGACGACGACGTTCGCGCGGCGGAAGATCCTGCTCACCAGCACGCCGACCGTGAAGGACTTCAGCCGGATCGAGGCGGAATATCAGCGGAGCGATCAGCGGCGGTTCTATGTGCCGTGCCCTGCGTGTGGCGCGATGGAGTGGTTGAAGTGGGGGCAGCTGAAGTGGGATGAGGGCAAGCCGGAGAGCGCGAGGTATCAGTGCGAGCACTGCGGCGAGCGGTTCGCTGAGATGCACAAGCCGGCAATGCTGCGTGGTGGCGAGTGGCGGGCGACAGCACCGAGCAATGGGCGGACGGCTGGGTTTCATCTGAGCGGGCTGTATAGCCCTCTGGGGTGGTGCAGCTGGGAGCAGCTGGTGGATGACTTCCTGCGGGCCAAGGGCGATGCGCCGGCGCTCAAGTCGTTTGTGAATACGCGGCTGGCGGAGACGTGGGAGGAGGATTACGCGGCGAAGGTGAGCGCCGATGGATTGATGGCGCGGCGGTTGGATTACAAGCCGGGCGTGTGCCCTGCTGGTGTGGTGCTGTTGACGGCTGGCGTTGACGTGCAGGACAACCGGCTAGCGGTGAGTGTGTGGGGCTGGGGTGAAGGCGAGACCGGATGGCTGGTGTGGCATCAGGAGCTGATGGGCGACCCGACCCAGACGGAGGTATGGGAGCAACTGGATCAGGTGATCGCTACTGAATGGGAGACGGAGAGCGGTCGGCACCTGAAGCTGGCGCAGGTGGCGGTGGACTCTGGCGGCCACTGCACGCACGAGGTTTACCGCTACGTGCGTGACCGCGTGAGCCAAGGCGTGGTGGCGATTAAGGGCAGCAGCAGACGCAATAGTCCGGCTGTGGGCAAGGGCTCGAAGGTGGATGTGAACTGGCGCGGGCGGGTGATCAAGCGTGGGGTGACGCTGTATCAGCTGGGCACCGACACGATCAAGACGACGTTGTTCGGCCGGCTGCGTCACAACGAGACAAAGGGCGGACTGAACTTCGGACTGGCCGCGGATGATGAGTACTACCGGCAGCTCACGAGTGAGCGGCAGGCGCTCAGGTATCACCGGGGCTTTCCGATCAGGGAGTGGGTGAAGAAAGCGGGTGATCGAAATGAAGCGTTGGATTGTGCGGTGTATGGCTATGCGGCGATGTTGATCTATGGGCGGAGGATGAATAAGGCGACGATGTGGGAACAGTTGAGAGTGCAGTTGGAAGAGGGCAAGAAAGCACCGCTAAGATCGAGGAAGCAACAGCCGGCAGCGGCTGGGCCTGGCTTTGTTGGCAACTGGTAGCCGTGAACATCCCCGCGACAATCAGGGCAGGCGACACGGTGAAGTGGCGTGATATTGCGGGCGTCGACAATCTCGGCAATGAGATCAGCAGCGGCACGTGGACGCTGACGTATTACCTGCGCACTAACACTGCAAGCGAGGGTGCCACGGTGGTGGGCACTGCCTATGGCACTGGATGGGAGTTCACCATCGCTGCTAGCACGAGCGCTGGGTTCGATGCTGGGCAGTGGTATTGGCAGGCGATTGCGACGGCCGGCAGTGAGAAGGTGACGCTGGGCGCTGGCCAGCTGACTATTGAGGCAGCGCTGTCATATGCCGGTTCGCCTGGTGCGTTTGATGGGCGGTCGCAAGCGCAGATTGATTTGGATGCAGTGCAGGCTGCAATCCGGGCGATTGTTAGCGCTGGCGCAAAGCAATACACAATCGGCAGCCGGAGTTTCACCAAGCTGGATCTAGGTGAGCTGATGGAACGCGAAAGTAAGCTGAAGGCTGAGGTGAAGCGCGAGCAGATGGCGGACCTGATCGCCAACGGCCTGGGCAATCCGCACAACCTATTCGTGAGGTTCTGATGGGATTGCGGACGCGGCTATTCAAGGCGATGGGTTTTGAGCCGATGCGGCCACGTGCGCGGGCGTATCAAGGCGCAAGGGTTAGCCGGCTCACGGCTGACTGGGTGACAAGCGGCACGAGTGCCGACAGCGAAATCAAGAGCAGCTTCAAGGCGCTGCGCAATCGTGCGCGTCAGCTGTGCCGCGACAACGACTATGCGCGGCAAGCGTTGCGGAGCATCCAGAACAATGTGATTGGGCACGGCATCAAGCACCAGTCACAGGTGCGGATGCTGCGTGGCGGCCGGCTGGATGAGGCGATCAATGGCCAGATCCACGAGGCATGGGAGCGGTGGATGCACAAGAGCCGCTGTGATGTGAGCGGCCTGCTGGGCTTCCACGATATGGAGCGGCTGCTGTGCCGCAGCTTGGCGGAGAGCGGCGAGGTGTTCGTGCGGATGATCCGCAAACCGTTCGGGAATTCGCGCGTCCCGTTCGCGTTGCAGGTGCTCGAGGCGGATTACCTGATCGACGACGATATCCCGCAGGCCAAGGAAGGCAACACTGTGCGGATGGGCATCGAGGTGGATAGCTACCTGCGGCCGCAGGCTTATCACTTCTATGCCAACCATCCGGGTGACACGTATGCGGGCAATCCACGGACTAATGGCCGCCGTGTGCGCGTGCCTGCTGATGAGGTGATTCACCTCTTCCTGCCGGAGCGGCCAGGGCAGACGCGCGGCGTGACGTGGTTCGCCTCGGCGCTGATGCGGCTGCACATGCTGCAGGGCTATGAAGAAGCCGAGGTGGTGCGGGCCAGGGCGAGCAGTGCGTTGATGGGTTTCATCCAATCGCCCGAGGGTGAGCTGATTGGCGATGAGGTTTACGAGAACGAGCGCGTGAGCGACTTCCAGCCTGGTGTGTTCAAGTATCTGGCACCGGGCGAAAGCGTGACAGTGCCGGATCTGAATGCACCGGATGGCCAGCTGGAACCATTCACCCGTTCGATGCTGCGTGCTGTGGCGGCTGGCGTCGGCGTGAGCTTCGAGAGCATCAGCAAGAACTTCTCAGAGAGCAACTACAGCAGCAGCCGGCTGAGCCTGCTCGAGGAGCGCGACACGTACAAAGTGCTGCAGCGGTTCTTCATCGAGAACTTCCATCAGACGGTCTACGAGAACTGGCTCGAGATGGCGGTGCTGAGCGGTGAGCTGAACCTGCCGGCGTATGAGACAAACCCGGATCGTTACCGCGCCAGCCGCTGGATTCCACGCAGCTGGGAATGGGTGGATCCGCAGAAAGAAGTAAACGCCTACAAGGATGCAGTGCGCTGTGGCTTCAAGACGTTGGGCCAGGTGATCAGCGAGCAGGGTGGCGATCTCGATGATGTGCTGATGGCGCGTCAGGCTGAGTTGGCGATGTTGGATGAGATGGATATTGTTCTCGACACCGATCCGAGTGAGGTGAATGCTGGTGGTGGCTCACAGCCTGCTGTGACGATGGGCGGCCAGCCGGCGTTTGAGGATACGGAACCGCCGATGGATGAAGAGGAATACGAAGAGGAATCAGTTCTCGAGGATCCGCTCGAAGGGCCTGAGGACTGATGGCAACTGTTGCCGGCACTGAGGTTGACCTAATGCCTACTGAAGGCATGAGGGAAGAGGCGCAGCGGTATCGCGATTGGAAGGCTGATGGCAAAGCAGGTGGCACTGAGGTTGCCGCGACCAGGGCGCGTCAGATCCTGAGCGGTGATGAGTTGTCACCTGACACAGTGATCACGATGGCGGCATGGTTTGCACGCCATGAGGTTGATAAGCAAGGCGAGGGATTCAGCCCCGGCGAGGATGGCTATCCATCAGCCGGCCGCGTCGCATGGGCCGCATGGGGTGGTGATGCTGGGCAGAGTTGGGCGAATGAGAAGGCGGATAGAATCAAGGCATTGCAGGATAGACAAATGGAAGAGGCGCGCCCTTATCCAAATGAACATGCCGCGAGGTTGACTGATCCCGATCAGTACGACGAACTGCGCCGGGAGAATGGCGCCGGCGGTGAAGGGATTGATTTCATCTACGGAATCAAGGAAGGCGAGAGCGAGATTCAAGCAGTGCGGTTTGATGCGCAGCAGTTCACGCCATCCGAAGCGCGTGATTGGCTGAGCGAGCACGAGATGGAACCGATCATGTTTGAGGAGGCAACAGGCGAGCAGCGCGTGCTGCGTGCTGAGCCTGATGAGCTTTCTGAGGGTGACTTTGTGCAGTGGGATTCCAGCGGTGGCACTGCCCGCGGCCGGATCGAGCACGTGATGCGCGAGGGCACGCTGGGCGTACCTGACACCGAGTTCAGCATTGAAGCCAGCGCTGAAGATCCGGCTGCATTGATTCGGATCTACAGCGAGGGCGAGGATGGATGGGAGGCCACCGAGACATTGGTGGGCCATAAGTTCTCGACGCTGCGCAAGATCGCTGAGCTGCGTGCGATGCCAGGCATCGGCCGCCACCAACGCGCTGAGATCACAACCTTCGATGAGGTTGAGGATCGCACCTATGAGTTTCCCTTTAGCTCTGAGTATCCGGTTGCCCGTTACTTCGGCAACGAGATCTTAAGCCACGAGGGCAATGCCGCTGATCTCAGCCGCCTGAATGATGGCGCACCGCTGCTGTTTAATCACAACCCTGATCGAGTGATCGGCGTTGTGGAGCGTGCATATATCGATGGCAAACGTCGCCGCGGTTATGCACGTGTGCGGTTCAGCCGCAATCCATTCGCTCAGGAAGTCCTGAACGATGTGAAGGATGGCGTTCTTCGGAATGTCTCCTTTGGCTACTCCATTGACAAAATGGAGGAGCGCGGCAGCGGTGACTTTGTTGCCACTGCCTGGTCTCCTTATGAGGTTTCTGTTGTCTCGGTGCCGGCTGATCCCGGCGTCGGGATCGGCAGATCCTTAGAGGCCGAGCAAGCTGCCTCGGCAGCACCTACACCTGATCCCATTCCTGCAATGGAAAACACCACCCCTGATCTGGCAGTGGTGCGGGCCGAAGCCGCTGAGGCTGAGCGCTCCCGCATCGCTGGCATTTCTGCACTGACCGAAAAGCACGGTATGGCCGATCTCGGCCGCCAGCTGATCGAGTCTGGTCGTTCTATCGACGAGGCTCGCGCTGCTGTGCTCGACAACCTCGACATCAAACAGGAGCCTGTGAACATGAGCGCCGCTGAAATCGGCCTGACTGAGAAGGAGAGCCGCAGCTTCTCTTTCATGCGTGCCATTAACTATCTGGCCAACCCGACCGACCGCGCCGCTCGCGAGGCTGCTGCGTTCGAGATCGAGGCATCTGAAGCTGCTGCTGCGAAGCTCGGCCGTCAGTCCCGCGGCATCACAATCCCCCAGGATGTGCTGCGCCGTGACCTGAACGTTGGCGCTGCAACCGCTGGCGGCAACCTGGTTGCCACTGAGCTGGATGCTGGCAGCTTCATCGATCTGCTGCGCAACGCCTCCGCTCTGGATCAGGCCGGCGCCACTGTGCTGACCGGTCTCACCGGCAACGTGGCCATTCCCCGTCAATCCGGCGCTGGCACTGCTTACTGGGTTGCTGAGTCCGGTGCCCCCACCGAATCCCAGCAGACCGTGGATCAGGTGAGCCTGACTCCTAAGACTGTGGCCGCCTTCACTGACTACAGCCGCCGCCTGATGATCCAGTCCTCCATCGATGTGGAGAACATGGTGCGCACCGACCTGGCTCGTGTGCTCGCACTCAAGATCGACCTGGCTGGTCTCTATGGCACCGGCTCCAACGGCGAGCCCCTCGGCCTGAAGCTCACCACCGGCATCGGCACCGAGGACTTCGCCGCTGACACCCCTACCTTCGCTGAGGTGGTGGCACTGGAAAGCGACGTGGCAACCGCCAACGCCCTGCTCGGCAGCCCCGTCTACCTGATGAACGCTGCCATGCGCGGCGGCCTCAAGACCAAGGCCAAGGACGCAGGTTCCGGCCTGTTCGTCATGGAAGGCAACGAGGTGAACGGCTATCAAGGCGTGCTGTCCAACCAAGTTGCTTCTGGTGATCTGTGGTTCGGCAACTTCGCTGACCTGATCATCGGCTACTTCTCCGGCCTGGATCTGATGGTGGACCCCTACACCAACAGCACCTCTGGCACCGTGCGCGTGGTTGCCATGCAGGATGTGGACATTGCCGTCCGTCACCCTGAATCCTTCAGCCGCGGCAACAACACCCTCTGATCATGTTGATCAAGGTCTTACGGCAAACGATGCTGGCGGGCCGGGTGGTGAAAGTCGGGGAAGTCCTAGAGGCTTCCCCCTCTGACGCCAAACTCCTGATCGGTATCGGCAAAGCTGTTGAGGCTGTCGCCTCTGTAGTAGACGCAGTTGAGACAATCGCTCAACCTGCACCTAAACCAACCACCCCCCGACGGAGGGCAAAATCATGACCATCCACAACCTCGGATCTAAGACCGATCTGCTCGAGCTGCACAACAACGCAGTCGTTGCATCCACCGGCGCTGGCACCCCCGCCAACGTTGATCTCGTGGACTATGAGGGCGACGTTGCCTTCATCATCGATGCAGCTGCTGCCGGCTCTGGCGTCACCCTGACCGCCAAGATCCAGCACAGCAACACCACCACCTCCGGCGATTTCGTGGATGTGACCGGTGGCGGCTTCACCGCTGCTGCTGCTAACACCGCATTCCAAGAGAAGATCTACCTGAACAGCAACGATCTGCGTCGCTACGTTCGCGTGCTCTTCACTGTGACCGGCGGCACCGGCACCGGCGCCGTTTCCGTGGTGGCTCTTGGCTCTAAGAAGTACAGCTGAGCATGGCGTTCACTGAGGATCTGGATGTGTTCCTCGCAGACTTCGGCGTCAGCTGCACTGCTGGCGCCGTTACTGCGAAGGGAATCCTGGACATGCCAAGCCAGGTGATCAGCAATGGAATGGTGCTTAGCACTGACTACACGCTGACGGCCAGAACCTCAAACTTCGGCAGTCTCATCCGCGGCGATTCGATCACTGTGGATGGGGCTGCTTATACCGTCAGAGAGACCATGCTCATGGATGACGGCAAATTCGTACAACTCGGATTGCAGAAGACATGAGCGGTCCATTCAAGGTCAACACCAGAAGCCAATGGGCAGCGCTGAATCCTGTGCTGATGGCAGGAGAGCCTGGCCTTGAGAGTGATACGCAGAATCTGAAGATCGGCAATGGTCTGACGCCATGGAGCAAGCTGCCGTACCACGGCTGCCCTGGGTACTGGGGATCGTTCTGGGATACGACCTCACAAGTTGCGGCGGCGATCAACACTGCCTATCCGATTTTTTTACGACAGGTTGATCTGACAAGCCGTGGCGTAAGAATCGTCTCGGACAGCCGGATCACGGTTGACCATCCGGGAATCTATAGCTTCACGTTCTCGATCCAGTTCAGCAATAGTGACGCGCAGATCCA